TGCAGTTTTTCTGTTCATGCTTACAGCCTTACCACTCCAACAAGATAACCAAAACTCAAGGTCAGAACCTGCCCTATATTTGTTCATGTCTTTAAACCATCCTGCAAGCTCATCTTTAAACACTCCGACTGCATTCTTATTCTCTTCATGCAAGTCAACTAATGCCTCAAGTGTAATGTCATTAACTATAAATTGAGTCTTTTTAGGCTTTCTTACCTCCTCTGAGTGCTCCTTATCCTTCTTATCTTTTTTCTCATACTCTACCCACTTAGAATATTCCTTGATATAACGTCTTATGTGAGTGTTATTAATCACCTCCAAAGGTCTAATCATTTGATTGATGCTTGGAGTCTTACCTATCCCTGCCTTACCTACTAATGAAATCCAAACTGTGGCATTTTCAACCCATCCTGTCTTAACTTCGAGCTTCAATGAGTTACCAACTATAACAGATAAAAGCCAAAGGAATGAGCTACCCATGTAATCAATGGATAGACCTAATGTTTTGGCACTCTCAAGGATGTAGAGTTGAATATTCTCAGGAAATATATCAATAGGAAATGTCAACTTATCAAGGTCAACTGTAGGTCTATCCTCTATCTCAATTTTTGGCACTCTTCGAGTTCCATATCCTTTGTGATATAAGTCATTTGCAGCCTCTTTAAAGCTACCAAAGTGATACTTATGAGCATAGATAGCAAATGGACTTAATAACTTCTCAGCAGGATAGTTTGTTCCTGTGCTGAATAGATACATACATCCACTATCTTTATACACATATCCTGAGTGAGGTGAAGTAGCTCCATGCCGTCTTATGATGTAATTCTTAGTAGTGTTTCTTACAATAGTAAACTCATCTGATATAATATCCATTGTATTAACTTGGCTATTATAATCATCCCATGGACTTATCTCATTGTCATTAACCTTATATTCTTTTTTAGTAGGTTTATCCAGGTTAACCTCCTCAATATAGTTGTAAGTCCTCGAAATAGACCAAATAATCTCTCTCTCTTCCTCTGTGATATACTTAATATCATGATATTCATTCATGCCATAAAAGTTACCATACAGGATAAACTGTCCACCCTTACCTCTTGATTCAATAATAGCCTCCTTCATTCCTTTGAGCTTGGCTATCTTAGTATTACCACTATGAGCTGTACACTTATAGATGATATGATAGCCATCCTTCATTGTTTTGGTAATGACTACCTTCTCATCAAAGTCTGATATATTATCTCTTAGGAAGGAGATATACTCATCCCACCATTTTTGTCTATCTGGAAGTGATGGAAGTACTTTGAGATCAACATCAATACATTCAATGTCATTAAATCCTGCCCTACATCCATAAAGAGGAGCATTCATTCTATCAATATCCTCTGATGTCTTACAAGGTAGTGAAGTCCATTTTTCTTCTTTAGGTTTTTTAGACTCTTCACATGGAATAATGCTATAGCCTAAGCCTGCTAATTTTTTAAGATAATCTTTTGTAATCATATTCTGTTTTTAATACACTGTTATAAAAAAAATAGGGGGAAAGGAACAGTGTAAACCTTTTAAGTGGATGCCTCCGACAACCCCTTGAACAAAATTAGAAATAATTATAATAACTATTATAAACAATTTTAAAAACTTATTAACTGTAAACTACTGTAAAGGGGTTTACAGTAAAAGTGTAAACCTTTTTCGCTCTGTATCCCTTATAAACACTAAGAAAATGCCCTAAAAAAGTGTAAACTTTACACTAAATTAAAAATTTTATTTTTTTTCAGTTTGAAAATTATAATTGATACCACTGTAAACTGTAAACCTTTACACTAAAATAGGTGTTAACGCATTGAATTTAAGTGAATTAACTACTAAAATGGTTTACAGTATGGTTTACAGGGGTTTACACTGCAACAAAAAACCCCCTGAGCTCGTTTGCAAAGGGGGTCTTAAGAATAATTTAAAAAATCAAGTATTATGCAAGTCCAAAGTTAACTCTTTGTAGAGATTGTTTTTAATTCTAAACTTAATTTTTCTCAATTGTTTCAAACAAAAACAGTTCATAATGTCATCAACCAAAACATGACCTTCATTGTAATTCTCAAATATCAACATGAGCTCCTCAATATAGTCCAGATAGATTTTATCCTTGATTGAGATTAGATCATGATGAGTCTTAAGTCCATGTATCACACTTGCATGGTCTCTGTTGAACATGGCTGCTATCTCATAGAGTGTAAGTCCTTCCTCTCTGAGTAGGTTGTAAAGATAGAAACGTTTATAAGTGTAGTGTCTATATCTGTGGCGAGCTTTGAGGTTATTATCCTCAATGTATTGTATTATGTCAGTCATTTTTATATTTATTAATTAGTCCTATTGCTATTGCTATGATTCCCACTGTGAACAGTAGCATTGCCATTTTTGCCTCTTCTGCCATCTTATTCTGATTTAAAGGTTTCGTTATAGTATTCATCTGCTTCCATTCCTAAGTCAAATTGTCCGTAATTAAAAGCATTTTCTATCTGCTCCTTCTCCATTGCTTTGGCTTGGTTTTTAAGTTTATTAATAAATATTCTTGCTTCAGTTGAAACATTTATTTTATTAATTTCTTGTACTAATTGCTCTACTGCTGTCTGTTTCATATTAACTAAATTTAGTTGTGTAATAAATAGCTTTGTAAGCTAAGATTAATCTTGTTGGGTTTTTAACTGTCATTTTTTTATTCTTATTTTATTAAACTTATCTTTTATTATCTTGTATCCAAGTGATTTATATAGACTTAGATATCTATATACTGTCCTTTCACTCACTCCCAAGTACCTTGCTATGGTATGGATGCACCTGGACTTATCTTGAAGGAGCTCCATGAGTCGGATGCACCTGTACATTTTTTGTTGGTTCATAATATCTCATTATTACATTCTTTTAATAGCTCAACTGTCTTATCAAATCCAAGTATCTCAGTTACTTTGCCTATAAATAATTGGTGCTTTAATTTTTCTTTTGACTCCATTGCTTTTGCCTCTTGAAATATGTTGCTTGTTTTTGTATCAATAAATAACTTTCCATTTTGGTCTTTGTTCCATGATATTTTTTCACTACAACATTGCTCAAATAACCACTCTACCGCTGTCTGTTTCATATCTTCTCAATTTTAATTATTAATTTCTCCCAAATGTTGCTCATCCTGCGAGCCTCCCATTCTGAGTCTGCTTTGATTTTCTTTTCTAATATCCTCCAAGCTCCTCCAATGTAACCCCGATAACGTACTTTCCACATTTTTTATTGCTTTTAAATAATTACTATATCTTACCTCATCAAAGTTAGTCCACCAACTTATAGATGCTAAATGTATTTTAGGCTCTCTCATGCTATCCAACTACTCCAAGATATACTAACACCCAAGTGATAACTAATAATGCAGCAGAAACGATTAGAACGTCTCTCACAGCCTTTTGGTCCTCTGTCATGTTATTTAGTTTTAATGTTTGACAAATAAAGTTCTAATCTTGCAAGAGCTCTTGACTGAATATTAAGTCTATGCTTGTACTTAGGAAGTAACTCATAGAACATACCTCTACTCAAGTCTTTTAAAGTATCAGATGTAGTTCTGATTCGAGTCAACATCCCATCAATCATCCACTCTACATCCTCAATACGTTCATTCAATAGATCAGAGTCAAGATAATGACCTTCACCTCTACACTCATCACAGTCATCTGATACGCTGTGAGATGGATGCTCATAATAGCTGCTGATTGATACTGTGCCTGTGCCCCAGCACTTGTCACATTCTTTGATAAATTCTTTTTTCATACTTGATTTGTTAATTATTATAGGACAAAGTTAATATCTTTTTTCATATCTGCAAATAATTAGACAAAATAAATATTAACATTTGATTGTTAATAACAAAAAAGCCCTATTGCAGTAGGGCTCAGGATATATAGTGGAGAGTTATTTTTTCTTAAACCTCTTGACTACGAACTTAGATGCAAGAGTAGCAACTGCTTTGAGAAACTTATTCTCTGATTCTACAGTGACCTTAGTGCCTGTCTCATCTTTTTTGATGTTGACATCTACTTTCTTACCATCATAGTCAAGCTCATGATTAGTACCATCTTTGTGGTATTCTATCTCTGCCTTGTTTGTTTGGATGATAACATCTGTTTTATCACCTTCAATGTTAACCTGTACTTTTTTAGGTCTGCCTACTTTCTTTGCCATAATATATTATTTAGTCCAACGTGCCTTAGTGTTCCTGTGGTCATAGTGTACCCATGTGCTATAGATACCAATTCCACCCTCTTCCATCTTACCTGCTGCAATCAGTTTCTCAATCACTGCTGCCACTTGTTTAGGTGTCATGCCTGCAATCTTAAAGTCAGCTGCTTCACCTGTGATGTGACGTGAACTTTTCACTCCACCTACTTTTGCATTATGCTCTGGTGATCTGTATCCGCTTGTTATCTTAATAGGTTTCTTAACCTCATCTCTTAGGACTTGCAGATTATTAGCAAGAGCTTGGATGTTTCTCAATACGGTTTCATTCAAAGCAAAGTTATGCTTGTTGAACTCCGATAAACTAAAATTATTTGTTAGCTTCATAATTCTCTATTGTTAATTGTGATAGTGTTGCTGCTACTGTTCCTGCTGTTGCGACATATCCTGCCACAGTGATGACTGCTGCAGGGAGTGTTATAGGAGCTGCAATAATTACACCTGCTATAGCACCTATTGTTATGGCTGCTTGTTGTACTCTCTTCCAAAACTTTGGAGTGGGAGCATTCCATCTTTGTGATATACTCATCTTAAATTTATTTCTATTAGTTTCTTAACTGATTGAGTGAGCTCGCTTATCTGCTCAGCAAGGTGTTTGATTTCAAGTTGAGTCATTTTCTCAATGGCATCATACTTAAAGCGTGCCTCATTGTCAACAAGCTCAATCTTGCCTTTCAATCTACCTTGAGTCTCAATCATATTCTTTTGTTCCTTCATGACATTTCTTAAATCACTATGTAAACTCTTCAAAAAATACCCTATTCCAGATATGAGTATTGTTATCACTGTAAAAGCTATCTCATTAAATCCCATCACAAAATCAATATACTGTTATTATAACCATTCTCTCTAAATCCTCCACAAGGACAGTCAAATCTACACACTTCCCCACAGTTACATCCACAATGGTCTATCATAGGTCTTAGGTCAGTATCTCTATTCACCTCTGCAGTGAACTCAGGATATAAATCCTTATTAGCTATCAAGTAGCGAGTCAACCTGGTCTCAAAGAATGAGGCCTTTTGTGCGTAGTGCTCCATCCCAAAGGCTACCTCTGAGCGAGTCACTGAGCTTGAGAAATCTCCAAACTGAGTCTGCAGTCCTTTGTTTTTAAGTTGGTATGTCAAGCCAAACACAGCATCCTCTGCACTCCTCCAAGCTATGACAGGCTGAATATATGCAACAAGTGCCTCCTCAACATTAGTCAATGTCTGAGCATTGTACTTAGTGAGTAGATAGTTGTAGAATGTAGTGCCTAAGATAGGCATAACTCTGAGCTGTGCCTGTGTTGCTATGTATGGAGTAACATCTGTCACATCAACATTGGCTGTGATAGGTGTGTTAGTCTTTAAGTATGTCTCTGTAATAAAGTAGTTCATGGTGCTGCAGGTGTTTCTGTTTGTATTACATCTCCACCCTCTATCGGAGGTAGTGAAGCAAGAGCTCTTATCTCATTAGGTGTCATTCTCTCAAGTACCTTAGTAGCTACCAATGGGCTCAATGAGTTCAAAGCATCAGATGTCTTAGAGGTATCACCTTCAAGCTCAATGATTGTCTCATTAATGATTTGAAAGTTGTTGATTGAGAACTTACCTGGTATCTTAGCAATGGCCATTATCTCATTTACTATCTCCTCCACCTGCCTTCTCAATGGCATGACTACATTTTTCTCAAATACAACATAAGCCTGCTTGATATCACTGCCTGAGCCAAGTGACCCTTGAGTGCGAACTCCCATTAGTATAGGGTCTATTGTATGAGCAAAGCATATCTGCTCTGTATTAAGAGATGAGGCCTCTTGAAACAGCTTATCATTGCTGTTAGTAGGTAGGCTCTCTATCTTAGGTAGTTGATCCTGATTGTTAGCAAAGAATGCAACAGCCTTCCCTGCATTAGCAGCTCCTTTTAACCTATCAATGGTCTGCTTAATCATGTGTTTCTCCTCCTCTGACTGTGGTCTCTTAGGGAACATCATGGCAAAGGATGGAAATATTGAGTTTTGAATGTTACTCTTAGCGAAGTACGACAGTTCGCCCGAGAGAAACGCAAAATTAAGTGCAGAACTGTACTGCGGCAGCGGATACCACTCTTGACCCAAGGTCATTAACTCATAGCAATATAGCTGCTCAAGGTCAGTATTAGCAGGATGATACTTTTTTATCTCTCTCACATCAATTCGAGCTGTCCAATCATCACAAAGGAAGTATGTTTCTTTGTCTCTTGATATTCTAACTCTCTCAGGTGAGATGTTCTCAACCTTATATATCTCTCCTTTCTTATTATAACACAGCTTAAAATACACACGATGATGTACTATAAGTTGCTGAGCTATAGCCCTGATTGTTTTACCTAACTTGAGCTTTCTCTCAAAGGTATATAGCTTGAGCTTATCCTCTTGAGACATTTTCTCAGTCTCAATAGTGTATCCTCCACCTGTTGCTGAGTTAGTCTTAAAGTCAACTATTGCACCATGTAAAGGTGAGCTGTAATATAGTTGATTGAGTAGCTCAGGATAGAGGTTATCCTGCCCGAATGGGATGTATCCTGCTATCTGATAGCGGCCATTAACATAAGGGAGTGATAGGTTAGCTCCACCTACCTTTTGAAATGGAGTAGAGAAGGATTGATATCCCTCAACTATCTCTGCTGTTTGTGGCTTGCTGCCTATAAATCTGTTATACCATGCCATTAGTCATAGATTGAATTAGTTTGTATCCCTGCCACTACCATGCGACCTTCCTCTATCATAGTCAATCCTGTAGGGTCAACCGTTGGAGTAGGACTTTGATATACTTTATATCTGTACTGCCCTTTCACAAGCTCTACATCAGTGGGCTCATCGATAGTGAATAGGTTATATCTTGAAGGCCATGAGGAACTATCAACTCCCTGCCAATAGATAGGGTTAGCTGTAGTGTCAAACTCATCCTCAAATTCAAATAAATAGTAAGGATTGGAGATTGTTGTAACCTCTGTAAGTGTCAACACAAAGGTGTTAACTGTATCCTTCTCAAGATATATCATACCTATATTGTATCTCAAAGAAATAATTATTAAAAAAGCCCCACCGAAGTGAGGCTCTTAGTTTATAATCTATGGCAAGATTAAAGGAGTCCAGCAATAAGAGCAGGGTCAACTTCGTATGCCAAAGTAGCATTTTCAGCAACAAGCGTAACGCTGTACTTACTACCATCTGCACGAGTTGTGCCCGAGCCTTCACCTGTTGCAGATAACTGCAAGTAAGGGAAGTACCAATATTTTCCGTTAGCATCCTGTACAATACCTGCTAAGTACTGTTGGCCTGCTCCCAATATGTTAATAGCTTTTGATTTATCTTGGTCTCTTCTGTGGAACATCAAGTTGATAGTTGCAGTCACATAGGTAGAACCATTGATTAAGTCAATAGCTGAGTCCTCAGTGTATGAGGATACGTTTCTTCTGAACTCCAAGTCAATGAATGCATCACCACCACCTATTAAAGGTAAAGCGTCAATAGTCCAATCATTTGGGGCAGCATCTAATGTGATATTAGCCTCATCAATCTGATCTTGTCTATTAACTAAAAAGCGGTAAATGCCTCCAGAGTTGTTGTCGC